CTGTATTAGACCAGTTACAAACTGCTACTGGTTTGTATAAAGATTACATGGGTTTAATTGGTAAGGGTGTAGGTAAAAGTGCTCAAGAGAAAGCTTCTAACAGAATATTGTCACAAATAACTGACCAAGATTATACGCCTGTTCAAGTCACTAATTTATTGTTTGGACATAACAAATTCTCTCCTAATCAGGCAGTGCCTTTAGCTTTGTCAAAGTTAAGAAACACCTTACCTGAAGAAGAATTTTTACAAGTGCAAGCATTGATGAAAGATGCTGTATTAACAAAAGCATTTCAAGGTAAGGGTGGTGAAGTAACCAGAACAGCTATAGTAAATAACTTTAATGATGTGTTTAACAAACAAGGTGCTGTTATCAAAGAACTGTTCTCTCCAGAAGAGATCGCAAGAATCAAACAGTTCAGACAAGATGTGATGCCTACATTATGGGCAGAGATAAAACTAAATCCATCAGGGTCTGGTTATACAATAATGTCTGGCTTGGCTAGAAATGGTTTGTTGAATTTTCCTATGCTTGGTGCTGGAAGGGTTGTGGCTCCAACAGTTATCAAAGCAATAGACGAAACTGCTAGTACTAAAACAGCAGTAAACGCAGTTAGGCAAACATTAGATAGATTCCAAGCCCCATTGATTAGCAGTGCTGTAGCATCTGGCATAAGAACAGAGGTTAAAGATGAAACCACCTCTCCTAATGTTTTTCCTGTGGTTCCTGAAAAATACAAGTCTATAGAAAACCTTAGCACCTCTATCAACAACTTCCAGATGCCACAAGTACAAAGTAATATGTTTGAAGCACCTAAACCCACACTAGCTCCACAACAAATGTTATCTCCTACTGTCTTACCCAATGAAGACGATAGGGAGATTGCCATGAGGCAACAGATGGGTATTGCTGGTTTAGTCTAAGGATTCAGTACCTTTTATCATAGCTCCATCTACCTCGAAATCCATGTCATATCCCATGGTAGTTTCACCATCTATCTCTATCTCTAAGTTCCTAGAGATTAACCTTAGAAGAGCTGTCTGGTGGTGCAATGTAAGTCTGCTGTAAAGCTCAATGACCTCTGGTGCTTCCACCACAGGTTTATAGCTTTGAGGCACTGTCTTTTTAGCCATAATGTTTTTGAAGAACATTAGTCTGTGATTGTGTTCAAGCGTTTATGTTCCTTCTCAATAAGTAACTTGAGCTGGTTTATAATAGACCTGTGCTCTGTTTTACATATGTCTTGAAGCAAATCATAAGTCTTGACATCTACAGCCAAACTTTTTCTTTGTTTACTATCTAATACTGCTTGATTTTCCATGTGGGTCATTCTACTAATTTTTGCAACAAATTACAAATATATATTCTATATTATATGTTAAACTACAAAACCATGTACACACTCAAGAACTATCTACTCAGTATGCAATCTCATTGGATGGTCAACCAAACCACTTACGATGCTGTGCAAGAGACTTTACCACTGATAGCTAAGTACAGAGCTAGTGATGGTGTGGATAAGATGGGCAAAACTCCTGTACACAAAGTGGTTAAGAAGATATTTCCAGAAGTTTACAGAGTACCTTTGTTTAGAAGACACTTCTGTAAGTTGTTGGTGAAAGAGATCGAGCTGATGAAAAAAGAGATAGGGTTTGTAGGTAATGATGAAGAAGATGAGCTCAGACAGATACCTGAGATTGTGTTGCGAGAGCAAGTGCCTGAGCTGTACAGGAACATGTGGTTTGTCACACAAACTGTGCTCAACCCAATCTTCAATGCGATATGGCAACGAGACTGTAAAGACCCCACCACAATACAGATAGCCAACTACAACCTGAAAGATAAGAAGCAAGGTGCATGGCATCATGACGAGAGCTCAGAAATCAGTGTGGTTGTTCCCTTGAACACTGGCTCCTATGTAGGAGGTGGCACTGAGTTCCATAATCATGGTGTACTCAATCCTTTGCCTAATGGTCATGCTTTAATATTCCCAAGTTTTACAAGTCTACACAGAGGTCTGCCAGTGGAGAGTGGCGACAGATACTTATTGGTTTTCTGGCTATGCGACAAGCAAAGGTCGATAGATTTGTACCAAGCTATCCCTTAAATTAATTAATATTTCTTTATACAAATACTTGTACATTTGTGCACATATGCTATTATAGACATGTGAGATTAATAACAAAGGAGAAAAAAATGAAAAGATTAACTTACACACAGAAAATGGATGACAAATTAAGTCGTGCTATTGAAGACATAGAAAATGTTATTGCTGAGGCTAACGAAAGAGGTGCGTCTACTGGAACCATGAAACAAGACCTTGGCAAAATACTCAGTAAAAAATATGAATTGAGAAATAATGCTAGGAGGGTGTAAACATGAAATGCAAGGAGGTGGCGTAAGCCACCCCTCTCACTGGAGAAGATTATGAGTGACGAAGAAATGATACAACTTGTCTGCATGTTGTCAGAGCTAGATGAATTTCAAAGAAAACAGATAGCTATACTATTGATGTCTACTACCTTAAACCCCTTATCAGTAGAAGAGGTTGCTGGTTTCATGGTGGGTATAGCAGAGGAGAAGAACAATGAATCTTAAAAGCTGGTTTATAACCATATTGATATTTGTGATGTTGGGCTTTGTGGGTGCTATGGATTACCAAGATGAGCTGTTAGCTCAACAGCATTACACTGACATGGTGTGTGCTGGTCACTACCCAGACTACAAAGACCTAGAACCTACCTGTAACTAAATTTACGATATGATTGAAAGTATTTATCAGAACGAATCTTACTGGAAAGATTTTGATGAAAAACAGTTAGATGTTTATGCAAACAAAATTTTTAACTATTACAGAAAAAAAGGTTTTCCCTTTTACAGCACTTCTATTGATTACAGGGATAACGAGTTTAGAAAGTTTTTTGTTTACGATTGTTCTAACATTATAAAAAGCAAAAACATAAAACAAACTATGCACGCATTAGGTTTGGCTTGGTCTTACATGCCACATAGTTTTTCTGTTATATGCAACAACATGAAAACACCTATGCAAGTTTTCGAGGATGATATTCTTTTTTTAAAAGCAATAAAAAAACGTCTAAAAATTGGAACTTACATAACAGACTCCGGGATTAGAAAAATTTTGAAAAGTTATTCTGGTGTACAAACTGTTTCTAATTTTAGACCTACTTCTGCTGTAGCTGTTTATGATATGTTTTCAGGAGATGGCAAAGTTTTAGATATGTCTTCTGGTTATGGTGGTAGGTTGTTAGGTGCAATTAAAAGCAAAAGAGTCACCAGTTACACAGGATTAGAACCATGTTTTGAAACACACACAGGGTTAAACAATTTGATTAAAGACTTTAATAATAACTACGACATGTTTAGCCAAAACAAAAAAATTGTAATACATATGGAGGGCAGTGAAAATTTTGTAGAAAAAAATAATTTTGATTTATGTTTTACAAGCCCACCTTATTTTGATTTGGAAAGATATAGTGGAGAGGCAACACAAAGTTATCTTAAATATCCAGATGTTAAAAGTTGGTACGATGGATTTTTGAAAAACACCATACAAAATAGTCATCAAAATTTAAAAAAAAATGGGCACATGATTCTAAACATAAAAGATACTAAGGGCTTACCAGACTTTGTTGAAAGAACAAAAAACTATGCTATCGAGTCTGGTTTTGTTTTGACTGATGTTTTTTATTTAGAATTAAGTAAACAAACTTTTGCAAAAAATACAGCTAATAATGAACCATTGTTAGTATTTAAAAAGATTTAATACAAGTCTCCTAGCTCTATGGTTTGGGTTCCTTCTAAGCCATAGGGCACAAACTTATCCTCTTCTTTACATCTGAGTAACAAAGACAAAGCCTGTTGGTTCTTGGCTCTAGCATACTCCATGGCTTCATCAGACAAGGTATAAACCACATAAGGATAAGGATGAGCCTTCTCTTGTGCTAGGAAGTTAAACTTACCAGCTGGCAAATCTAAAGACCTACAAGCATCAACATAAAGAGCTGCTTGCATATGATAGTTAAAAGAGTTGATGGCTTGCTTGAATCCTCTGAAAGAAGCATCTCTACAAGTCTTTAAATCCCACACATCTACATTGTCATACCAATCCATCCTACATTTGAATGGATGACCATGATAAGTAAACATCAATGTGCACTCGACCTTGTGGTCTTCTTTAGGTATGTACTCTTTGACCAGCTCTCTTCTCTCCATGCAGAGGTCATATAAGTCTTGTGTGATAGGAGTTCTGTTACCAACAGTAGCTAAGAAGTCTTCATACTCAGCTTTACCTACCTTGGTTCTTCTGTCTATGTTGGGCTGTATAACAAACTCCTCGTCAAACTTATGGTGTTCTAAGAACACTGTGTGTTGCACTCTGCCTTCCAGCAAAGCTGGAGAGGGTGTCAACCCTTTCTTGTTCTTCCATGTATATGGACACTTAATCACACTGGTTAGATCGTGTGACCTAAACGCTGGTATTGAATCATATTGCTCATAGGGTATGTCTTCATACAGACCTTCTTTAAACTCCATCTTTCGCTCCTTTCATTTGTTCTTCTGTTACGTCAAAGCAATTCATATTGCCAGCTACTGTCCTTCTCTCTCCTGAACCAAAGAAAGGGTAAACTGCATGTTGCATCCAAGATGGAAACAATAACAACTTACCCTCCTCTGGTTTCACATATCGAGACTGTGAAGGTCTTAACCTCTCTGGGTCAGAGGTCTGGTTAAGACCATATGTGAAATTGATATACCCATCTATTACTCCAGATGAGTTGTATAAACTGTAATCCTCTACCTCTTGTCCATCAGCTGTCTTACCTATCTGCTCTGGCACTTTTGTCCAAGTAGTAAAGCTGATACCCATAGGTGAAGCTGTCAGGTGGTCATGTATAGGGTTGTAGTCACCCTCATAGCTGTGCACTGACCATAGCTTATCTGTCACGACTTGCTTAGGTCTTATCATGGTTCCTGTCTGTTCTACGAAGTGTCTAAGATAAGCCACTCCTAAGTTCTCAACCATAGCTCTAAAGTCTTTGAGTTGGTCGCACTCAAAATCCATAGATAGTTGTTGTCCTTGATGTATCTGTCCTACCAGCTCATTGCTGAGTGATTGTCTGTCTGGATTTTGTAATTCTTTGTCTAAGTAAGTGTTGAGTGTTTGTATTGTATCTGGAGACATTTGGTGTTCCATCATTATGGCTGATGGTAGGTTGTAGATGTCATACTCTAAACTATTCAATGAAATTCCTTACTTCTTCTATCATCTGGTTGTCTTGGTCTTTGAGCTCTTGTATGAGCTTACTGACATACCACTGATGTTTTTCTAAATCTTCTATCTCTTTGTCTTTGTACTTGAACCTATGCAGATACTTGATGGCTGTACCTTCTAGGTAGTATCTAAAGTTGTCGCCCAGTTGTTGTTTGATGTAGTCAATACACTCAACCTCACCTTGGTTCTCATAGTGAGGTGGGTGATTAACCATATCTTTATCTGTCATATTAAAGGGGGTGTGGGTGGAATTTACTTGATGTGTGAGATAAGAGAAAAACACCACCCACAGGAAACCTTATT